CATCAGACACGTCATAGAAGTTCAATTCAGACTTACCTACATTCAGTGTAATAGTGTTCGTAGTGACGGCAGTAATCGCAGTTTGAATACCAGCTATCGGATCAGTTGGTCTTGGGTATGGATGATCACTTCCATAATTATCCATTTCACAAGAGAACACGATTGAACTTGTACCGATACCAACAGTGTCATTTGTAGATAGACCATGATCAGGTATTGATATAACGAACACACCAGTTGAAGCATTATATGTTGCATTTGTTGGTGTGAATTGAGTTCCAACACCGGTTGTGACTGCGTTCTCAAGAGCATAACGGAATGTGTGAGAATAATCACCACCCTGTATTACAGCACTACTTGCAGCACCTATAAATCTGTGAGTATATTGTTGACCAATTGGAGACTTGGATACGTCTAATGTGATAGAGGTTGCTGTTGTTGATGCAATTGATATTGCAGTGTCAAAGAAACGATCTCTGTTTCTTGGATAAACGTGATTGACTGTTGCACCAAGTCCACAAGTAAATGCTAAACCAGTTAATATTACATCACTACTCTTACCAGTTACTGATAAACCATGAGCAGCTGATGTAGTAACTGTCATAATACCAGTTGTATTAGTATATACTGCACTTTGAACTCCGACAGCTGGAGCATAGTCACAAGTAAATGCAATACCAGATACGACCACTTCATTACCAACAGATAGATTATGTGCAAATGCAGTGGTTATAGTTGTGATACCAGTGATTGAAGAATATCCAACGTTGTAGATATCTCTTGGTTTGTAGAAGAATTGTGGATTAGTAATCGTAACACCACTTATATGACCATCATTAATTGATGCAAGACCAATAGTTGTTATACCAGATTGATCAAATCCCTCAGTTTGTAAACCTACAGATACAGTCTGTAAACTAGATCTATATCCAGAACCAGTATTACCAATACTTACACTATTAATAGTACCTGCTAATGATACTACTGCTGTTCCTCCAGCACCAATTAATGGTTGATATCCAAATCCTCTTGTAGATCCAACAGAAACGATAAGTCCACCAACAGGAATTGATGAATTATTTGGATCTCTTGTTGCTGTAACTATTCCAGCACCTGTCCATGATAATTGAGTTCCAGATGGTTCTGAAAGTGTAAAGTCTGCATTCGATCCGGGAGCTTGTAAAACACCGTTAATAAGAATTAAAGCATTATTAGTTGCAAGACCAGTGATCGAAGTTCCTTTAGTATGTGTTAAATTAAAGTCTTTTGTTAGTCCATTAAATGATTGAGTTAAATCGTCAAATAGGTAATTGTCAGTATAAGTTTCATTTGATCCACCAGTTACACCTGTTCTTGTGAATACTCTACCTTGGAAACTAGATGATGTTGTAATACCAACAAAGTCTCTTTCATCAGGAGGATTTGTTGTTGAACCTATTGGATTTCCACCGGCTGGTGCTTCAGTAAAGTTAATCTCATTTTCTACAATATTATAATTACCTCTTATTTTTTCAACCAAATCTCCAGTGCTAAATCCTGCAATAGTTGTTCCTAACCACCCTCTTCTTACTTTCATCGCATTTGTTGATCCTACACCCACAGATATAATTTTCATTATTTCTTGTGTATCTCCAGCTCCAACTCTTATGTAATCTGCACCAAAGAATGATGTGATACCACTAAAGAATACAACATCATCACCTATATTTGTTTTCTCAGAAATCGTGGTGGTCACAGATGTTCCAGCGATTGGTGACTGTATTGCATTATCAATTGCAACTAATACCTTTTGATTTGCATTGATTGCAGTAAATGTGTGAGATGTTCCAATACCAACTGTAGATAATCCTACTGGTAATGCAATTTCTTTTAATGCATTTTCTGCAGTGAGCGCAACTTGAACCTTATCTTCACCGTTCTTTATAATAAAGACTGATGATGGCATGCTAAATGGTGCAGTATCTATACCAATTGATGTGCCAGCACCAGCAGAGTAACTAACTTGTTGACCAGTGGTGAAGAAATGATTTGGAAGTGTTAATGTATTATTTGTTAAATCAACTATCTCAGAACTTGAACCATCATATGGTTTTTTAAATATTGGATTACCATCATTTTCGAGAGCAAACTTTCTCTTAATTGATACTTCGGTTCCTTCATAGATCGCAAATCCACTTTCAAGTGATGCATTTTGTAAGTCCTTAACGGCTTCACCACCTACTTCTCTGGTAGCTTCGGATGGTAATAGTGAGGTATTCTCTTCTGGTCTTAATGCATTTAAGAAGGTTGTAATTGAAACTCCGATACCGGCATTTGGAACAAAGGTTATTTCAGTTATATCAGTGGTGACACCAGTTCTCCTTGCACTTATTGTTCCTAGACCAGCGAACGCAGTTCCCACTTTAACATTTCCATATTCTGTCAACATGACATTTTCAGGATCTGATCCATCATAATCATCAATTACAACAACCTCAGCTAGTTCATAACTTCCATTTAAAACATCAGCGATTTGCACAAGACAATACGCTGCATCATACTCATTACTGTAACTTGCGATACCTACAGGTATTGGTGTGGAACTTGATGAGATACCAGTGGTTTGAGCAGACATTTCTGCATAAGAGAAATCATAAGATCCAATTCCAATATATCCCTCTGTTGCAATACCAATCGCTACAGCATTAATAAATGCAGTTGACATTCCTACATCAGGTGTATATGAAAGAACAAGATCATTACCATCCATGAACGGGAAGTAAGTTCCTATGTTACTTGTAGATGAATATGCATCAACTGAGTGAATTGTTAATTGACCATACTCTTGGAATCCTACGTTTGTGCCATCATGAATTAAACTTACTTGATCATATTCAACACTTCCGTTTAACGTACCACCACCAGCTTCAACACTCATTAATACTTTAGCCGATCTATGACCTGATACATTTGTGCCTATACCACCTAGTGTAAATACAGTTCCTGCTGCCCCTCCAGCGATTGTAACAGCAGTCGTGGCAATACTAATCAAAGATCCATTTAGACCTGTTGTGGGGTTAGCAGGTGCCCCCGGTATAGATGTGCTACCACATGATACAGTATCAGTTGATATTCCAAGTTTTTGAGTATCGATTTGATAAGACCATAGAACAACATTATAATTATTAAGTTTAAATTTATTTGGATAATATCTTAAAACAGATTCATTACCCTCAATGACATAATCAAATGTACCTAAATCTAATACAGTTTCAAGATCACCATACTGATTAAGCATTGTTTGGCCTTTACCAGTATCATGTAAAGTGTTAACTATTGTTATTTGTCTTTCACCAGTAAACAATCTATCAGAAACAAGAGCAAAGAACATTTGCGTTCTACCATCACTTAATGCATTACGATAAACATCTGCATAAGGAGTTGTTCTTGCATTATTATTAAATATTCCACTTATATCATCTATTTGAACAACACGATTTGATACTGATTCTGAGTAGTCAGTAATAAGTCTTGTTTGGAAGTTTATTTCATCAGAGAATGGTTTTTCTACTCCTTGAAGATAATTTTCAGTAGCTAAATCAAAATCGTAAATAGTATTTAAACTTTGGACACCAATTAAATCTACAAGTGTAGTAACAACACTTTTTGTAGGATCTATAGATGATAGTTTATTAGATGATGTGGATAGTTCATCAGATTCAACTTGCAAATCACTAAACTTTTTAAATCCAGCCGTGTGATTTAAAGATCCAACAATATCTTCCCACTCTTTAATTTGAACTTTTGATTTTATCGCATAAGAAAACGCATGGTAATAATCATTATCATGAACTCTTTGCAATTCATCATTTAAAAATCCAGTATTATATTCCCAACCATTTTCAACAATTGAAAAATAATCTAAATTATACTTTCCTTCAAATTTAATTATTTCTTTTATTAGTCCCTTCGCACCAGTTGGTGATGCATATGTTTTTCCACCAATTCTCTCTCCTCTAAATCTAACTTGTTCAATCAACTTACCCTTTTCAAATTCTCTATTACTTTCAACGGTAAGATACTTACTAGAATTATTCCAGTCAAATACTACTCCTTTTATTTGAGTTCCTGACGAATCAAAGCTTTCAACTTCATCACCTTTTCTAAAAACATTTGGTTGTAATTCAATATCAAACTGAGGGAACCACTTATCGGGTATCAATGTAGACACTGAGTTTACAGAATCAAATACTCCGGGATAATCAACATTTTGAGATAAGTAACTTGACATGTCATACTTGACAGTTCCGATTCCTCCATAATTAGGAGTTACTTCAGTTATTTCAAATCTCGCATAATCATATCCTGCAGAATTAAATCCAGAAGCTGTTGATCCTACACCAACACTAGCATTTTCTATTAAAACTTTGTCACCAACAGTAAATGGAAATGGATCGATATATGTTCCAGAGTATCCAACAACACCACTAAATGCATTTTTAATGGTTGCCGTCACTGATTGTTCATCATTATCATAGACTAAATTTGATACTCTTATACCATTTGAGTTACCAGTCGGTATTATGGTAGGAGTTGCATCATTCATTGACTCACTATTTTTTAATATCTCAACAAATAATTCGTCTGGTCTGTATCTTAAATCAATATCGGTAATTTGTTTTTTAGTTACTCCATCGAGAACCACTAAACTTGGATTTTGTACATAACCTTTACCCAATGAAGTTATACCTATTGACTTAAATCCGGTTAGGGGTGTTATCCTTAATACTTGAGGGAATATTAATTCTGGTTGTAAAGTTGAATCTGAAGGGTAATCAAAGCCAATATTTTCTAAAGTTGTTTTTGATACTTTACCGATGTTAGAACTAAATGATTCTAAAACAACTCCACTACCAACATTTGATGTAACAGTGGTAATTCCCGGAACTTCCAAATATCCGCCACCACCATCGATCACAGTAATTTCTTTTACACCACCATATCCTGTGGTTGATATTGTTGAATATTTTAATGTTGAATCAGATGAGGTAAATGATGATGACTCTGGTGTAGAATTTAAATCATATGTGAAAGTAGTAGATCCGGTTGAAGTTATTTTAAATGTGCCACTATACTTACTATCTTCAATAATTAATTGATTATTTAAATTAATTTCATCATCAATAACTATTTGTTTATTTTCTAATTTGTTCTCTGATGTTTCAATTGGACTTAACTTATAATATAGAAGACTTGGTGTTTCATCATTAAGTTTTAAAGTCAATTTTGCATCTGCAGATACACCTACAGTGCCAGTATTAGTTACTTCAAAAACATTGCTAGTTCCGTTTGTATTGTACTCCTCTGTAAATGAATTATCTTTGTATAATTTAAAGTTGAAAGCTGGTAAACTTGTTGTATTTTGAACGTATGATAATGAGGAATCTGATAAATCAAAGTTAACAGTTGATCCTCTGAATAATTTAACAGATGGATTAACTTGAGATAATACACCGGCAGTTGTTATGGCAACTTTAACAAAGTCAGGTTTTGGTTTAGTAACTTCATAAGCGTTTTCCACAAGAGATAATTTATCACTATCGATTACATAAACATAGTATTCTTTATCATTTGTTAAAGAACTTTGTGATCCTGTAAAGGTGTGAATAACCTTTTGTCCTGTCACTAATCCATGATTTGTTATATTAATAGTATTTGGGATACCTGTTACTGAAGTTGCAGATGTTATACCAGAGTCATTAAATGATAGTGGGTTAAATACTGTTTTTCTATTTGTAGCGTTATATTTTACTGTTACAGTTGTAGAGAGTCCTGAACTAGCATCAATAATTACCGTATCATTATCTAATAAACCATGTGTCGCCGTTCCAACAACATTAACAAAATTTCTTTTTATTTCGCCAGTGATAACTGGATATTGAGTTTTTAAACTGTGATTAGTTCCGATACCGGTGTTTAAGAAATATAATAAACTCTGAGTTCCAAGACCAGCTACATCACTTATAGTTGCACCTAAACCAATAAATCCACCTGTGCTTCCTATACCAATTTTGACAGTTGAAAGTCCAATAAAGTCATTTGATATTTTTCCTACAAATAATGGTGCATTTTGAAATAATGTTTCATCATTTGCGGGAACAGCACGTTGAAACTTAACATTAAAAGCAGTTTCATTTGTAGCATTAAGTTGATAAGTAACAATATCTCCAGTTTCTAATCCATGATCCGGTAGATATATTGCTCTTGATGGAATGAATATCTGAGTTTTTCCAGCACCCGGATTTGATATTTGTCTAAGTGTTCCAACACCAACTGCGGCTACATCTGCTGGTGTTGAAATTCCAACTGCTTCTTGTGGGTTAAAATAATATTCCCTATTTCTTCTAGAAACATAAGTGGTAGTAACTCCGGTATTAAAAGAAAAACTTCTTGGCAATTCCTCTAAAATAACAGATGCTGTATGAGATACTCCAGTTGTATTATTATGTCTTCTTAAAACTCTTATTCGTTTTGATAGTTCATCTACATTTAATACTTTAATTTGCTCAGTTCCAACGCCAACTTTAAATACATCATTCTCCCTTATTGATTTTAAATTACCTCGAACAGGAAAAAATGATATAAAGTCGTCATCGGTAGATATAGGAGCACTAATATCTTGAGTCAATTCAAGTTTATTAGAACTTATACCAATATTATAAGATCCTTTTAAATTAGCATCAGTTGTGGATAACCCACCAACATTAACTAATGTATTATTTTTTAATTCTAAACTTGTTGATGCTATGCCAACAAATAATCCCTTTCCAGCTGGATAAAATTCAATATTTGATCTAGTTAAACTTGAGTAACTAACTTCAGAAATATCTGGGCCAGATATTTTACTTACCTTTGCAGTTGCTTTAAATGATGACTCAATATTTTTATCAAAAACTACTATATCATTTACCTGATAATTTCTTCCCTCAGATAAAATACCGACGCTTGTTACTCCACCCTTTTCAGCAAAATCTATGGAAGAATCTTGAGTGACATAATTATTAGATTGTAAGAAATAATCATATCCACTGTAATCTTTATTTAAAGAATAAGGATATGTATTTCTAACACAATTTGATTTTTCAATATCATAATATTCTTGATTTGAGGATTTTAGAAAATTAAATTTGTTAGGTTTTGAATTATAATTATCACCTATTAAATATGGAAACTTTGGTTTTTTGAAATTTTTAAATACACCATCAGAGGAAGCAGTGTTGTCAAAAGTTGCAAAATAAGCGTAAGTTCCATTTGGATATTCTGGTGTTACACAAAATCTTCCATTATTTTTATCTAATACAGTATCATTATTTGAAGGTTTATATGTAAAGTCTTCTACAAAAAATTCAGGAGGAAATAAACTGGTTGGAGGTCTATTCTCTTTTTTAGTGGATTCATCAACGTATCCAGATGATAATTGAACAACGTTACCACCTGTTTTGTTTATAAATCCAAAAGGGCCATATATTGGATGACCATCATACGCATATCCTAATATGGGTGAATGAGCATCACTTTCCGATTCAACACCATTTACTAATTTTAAATCTTTTTTACCGTATAATACGTTTCCATCAGGATCGGATGCGTATGATATTTTTCTTAAGTTTCTGGGAGCATATGCATAAGAACATTGTAATCCATAATCAAAGTTAACTGGTTTTGAAATAAACAAATCATCATCATTTAAATTCAATAAATTTTTAGCAACTTCATTAACAGTCCACTTTTGAATCATTGGATCAACTTTTATTCCCTTCCCAGCTGGATCGACTCTAACAAAAGTGGTTGACACACCATATCCAACACCACTACTTTGAATATTAACAGAAACAATATTACCGGAAGAATTTAATTCAGGGGTAAGTTTTGCATCAGATCCAATACCTAAAACAACAAGATCAGGTGGTGAATTATAATCGGTTCCACCATAACTAACACTTACATCCACTATTCTTCCATTTGCAACCACTGGTGTTATAACAGCATCTTTTCCAGAATATAAATCAACCTCTGGTTTTCTATTGAAGTTGAGTATCTCTGATGCTCCATACCCAACACCAGTGTTTGTCAAATTAATTGAAGTTATTTGACCTCTTACAATTGGTTGAATAATCGCTTCATATGTTTTTCCAGCAATAGATGATAATCCAACTTTACCTATTACTTCCACATTTATTGGAGGATAGTTAAATTTATGTGTTCCTAAACCTACACTTCTAATATCATTATATTGTTTTGTATCAAAATAAAAACTCTTAACAGTTGTGCCTACACCCACATTAGATAATTTAAATGAATTTTTATCTATAACTGTTACGTAATAATCTAAAGATGTAGATAAACCATCAACTGAAGTTCCGTCAAATGAATATCTTACTATTTCACCATTTTTGTAATCATGATTGTTAATATTAATTGAATTTAAAGCTGTGTTTATTCCGATAGAGTTACATGATTTTTCTTTGTTTTCATAATTGGATCCACTATCAATTAATACAACAGAACTAAGAATGGCTTTTCCGTTGAGTGATTTAAATGATTGAACTCCATTACCAAAGTTGGTAATAGATATAGTGTTAATTCCAGTTACAGCCTCATCATATGTGGGGTGTAATTTAATTGAATACTCACTCTGACTCGAAGCATAGTAGGTTGCTTCTGTAGATAATCCTACTAAAGGAATGCCTCCCAGAGGGTCGTATATGACTCTCTCACCCGTCCTAAATTTATGATAGGTAGTAAATCCTATTGATGAGGTATTTACTCCAGCGGTACTACTTGATACTGATCCTATATTAACCGTTCCAAGACCAACACCATCTGCATTAAAAATTACTTCATGTTGAACTGTATTTAATTTAGCAACTGCATTCGCATTATTTCCGTTACCACCAGTAATCTTTATCACTGGTTCTTCAATATAATCGAATCCAGAATCCAATATTCTTATCTCTTTGAATGATCCTTTAACAGAACATGTTCCTGTGGCCCCTGATCCAACGTTATCGGTGATTGATAAAAGAGGTGGATTTATTACGTCGTAATCATCACCCGAACTTAATACATCTATGGAATCAAGTGTTCCATGATAAACTACATTTTTTGATTTGTAATTTAAAACCTCAACACCATTTACCAATATGCCAGTATATCCGGGAGTTGTTTTATGGGCATGTCCATCTGAAATTGGTGTTGAAACTTCTCTAAAAAGTTTTTGTGATTCAATAACTTTTCCGTTAAATTCATACTTTATAATATCATTTGATGTTATTGTTACAGTATCAACACTGTTTGGTGTTTTTACTTTTACGAATGTGTCACTGTTTATATCAGATTGACTTTTAGCAAATTTAAGTTTGTTACCATCGATTCTTTTAACAAAATATAAACCTTCATCAAAAATTTGGCTTGCGATAAATTTTTGAACAACCACTGTGCCATCAGGTAAAGTATTAACAATTTGTGTTTTTTCCGGTGTATAATAAACAGCATCCCCTGTAAAATAATTATGATCAACTTGGTCAGTAATTACTATTTCTTCATCATTTAAATTATAAGTGCCACTAAAGGTAAATTTTTGAAATTTGGGATTTAATTTAGAAACTCCAGTAAATGGAAGAGAAGAGGAAGCAACTAAAATCTTATTCGAGTCCGAATTAGGTATTATAAAATCATGTGGATATGGAACATGTTGTGACCCAACCATTCTTTTTCCTTCATGCTCATGATATGGCCCATAATATGGAATACCATTTACAGTTCCAACATCAGGTTTGATATAAACATTTTGAATATTAGCAGTAAATTTATTTAAATTAGGATGAATATCAGAATCTACTTTTGAAATTAAACGAGTAATTTTTGTTATTTTCCTAGGATCGGAAATACCAGTACCCGAAATTAAACATGTATTTTTATCGAATACATCTGTCACAACATATTTTTTATTTGACACTGGATCAAAACTTGAAGTTATCTTATCACCCCATTGAGATCCGGATGCAAAAGTTTCATGTGTTGTTATTCTATCACCAATTCTTAAAATATTAACATCTTTTGTAACAAGTTTATACGTATTGTTAACAGAATCAACAATTTCAAGTGATTTTACAACATAACTCTGAGATGTATTAAATAACCAATTATTCTCTTTAAAATTAGAACCAATTTTACCTAAACTTTTAATTTTTATTTTTGATCCTTTCTTTTGATAATAAGTATTTGTTGGAATTTGTATATCTTTTAAAACTGATCTAATTTTTATTTTAATACCATTTAATGAGTTATCATTAGCTGCATATGCAAATGTATTTTGATCAATATTTGTATTATCACTAATCGTGGTCTTTATTCCAATTGTACTGATACCTAAAAATTGATTTATAGTTTTATCAACATAAGTGCAAACTCCTATTGTGCCATTTCCATATGTAAATGATAAAGTTCCAGAATTAGGAAATCCAAGAGTTGAGTCTACATCTAAAAATGTCTGTCCAATGCTTACTTGACCAATAATCTTCGTTTTTGCATGTTGAGAAAAATTTCCATATATTAATTCTGTTGATGCGTCTCCTTGATTAAAAGATCCATCAAGACTTACCTTATAATAAGTATTCGTAAGAATTCCAACTGATATTTTTTCAACTGCACTTACAGGAGCATAAGCTTTTGATATATTTTCAAAGGAATCTTGAAATAATGTTCGATTTATAAGGTCTTCAGGATCACCAGAATTAATTTCTACGATTAAATCTCTTGTTACTCTATAATTTGCGTTAGATGGTGATATTACATTTTCAATAGGACGATTTATATTTACATTCTCTCCATATAAAGCACCAAAAAGTATTTTAAATGATTCATCGGTGCCTCTTGTTGAGTAAAAGTCTTTTGATTGTTTAATAAATTGAGATTGATTTAATTTCGCATCTAAATCCTTTTGAAATCCGTATAAAAATTGATTTTTTGCCTTTTTTAAAAATTGCTCAAGAAATAATACGCTTAAATTTTCAACAACTGAGAGATTTTCATGATTTTGACCTAAAGATGATGTAAAAACCAGATTTTCGGAATCAGAATTATTTTCAAATGATGATATTCCACTAAAACCTCTTTTACACTTTTGAAATTCTATATCTGTCTTAGTTTCATATGTTATTATTTCATCATCTATTTTAATTATCCCATATCTTTCTGGAAATCCTTTTGTGTTTGAAACAGTTATTGTTGAATTTGCCGATGTAAGGCGTTTTATCAAAGTTGTTGTTTTGATTATATTACCACACTCGCTTAATTTTATATAATCGTCAATATTACTAATTAAATCAATTGGTGCACCCTGATGTTCTTGAGCGACATAATATTTTGATAAAAATTCACCGATAAAAGGAAAGCTCTCTCGCACGTATGCAGGTAACTGACTTTTTACAATTTGATTTAATTGAACTCTCTTTTCTGACATCTTATCTTACGATGTTTCTATTAGAATAACTTGTAGTGACTGTATAATTTGAACCTGATGGATCAATACCCGATGATATTTCATCAACGATAGTATCGACTGTGCTACTATCTAGTTGCAAATAAAGATCTTGTAATCCGATGACATCGTTTGATTCTGGAACTGCTGATATCTCCATTATCTGGACATTATCTTTTGTTTTACCTGATACAATATTTATCGGGTCTAAAGTGATGCGTCCTGATTCATAATCGATTACTCCAATATTTCTTCTCTGTATGATTGGATTTGCTGTGCCAGAATCTAAAGAAAATAATCCAATTTGTCCTTTTTTTGAATCTGAATTTGGTACATCAAACAAATAAACATCAGTATTGATATTTAAAACTCGAAAAGAACTTGTGCGAATATTAAAACCGTTCATTGATTTGATATGAAACTTATTTCCAAAATCAATCGCATATTCAGCCGTTTCAGATGTTGCTAATCTAAGGTCTCTTCTCATCTCAACTGTTGTAATATTGGATGTGATTGATTCATGACTTTGATCAATCACTTTTAAAAATTTACTATACTTAAATCTTGCACCATATCGATTTAATTCTGAAGATTCAGCGTATCTTGTTAGATCTCTTTGTGCTTTTGAACCAACAAAGGCAGAACTTGGTGCTAAATTTGTGTTGTAATACACTTTACTACTTGTTTCTATAAACAAATACTTTAGATCTAATATTTCAGGTACTATTCCGGCCACTGAATACTTTTTTAAATCTCTTTTTATATTTTGTTTAATTAAATTCGGAACAAAATCACCATTTCTTGGTTTAATACTAATAAAAACTTTACCATATCGTGGTGGAACCAACTCTTCACCACCAAAAACAGAAATTGACTCTGCTTCTGGATATATTTTACTTGGAATTAGCACTTCATAGTCATTCGCACTCAAAGCCCTATTTTGAGTTGCGTATACTTGTGGAGCAAACTTCCTTACTGAGTCAATTGGCTCTATACTTTCACCACCAGATGTTGGTCTAGCAGGAGCGATTCGAGATATTCCACTTGTCACGTTAATTTCAGTGGAATTACGAGTGTAAGTTAATCTACCGTTGAAATTAAAATTTGTAACACCATTTGCTTGATCTCCAGATGTGACGATATACGATGCAGTTATAATATTTCCATCTTCCAACGCTTTTCCAAATATTCCATCGCCAAAAATAAGTTCATATTGCTCTCCTGTAACCTCTTGTAGGAAGTAAATATTTGATTTACCATCTATAACTTTTCCTGTTTCCTGACTAAAGAGATTATCATGTCTTTCATATTTAATTCTAACATTAGAATTGATAGATGGACTAATTTGAACAACTAAAGTATCCAAATCTATACCAGTATTTGGTAAAATTATCTTTTGATTTGGATTTCTTGCTGAATATGTGAAAGTTTGTTCCAAATAACTTCCCTCATACACCTCAATATCTGAAAAAAACGCTTCTCCGTCAACAACTGACGTTGTTATATCCTCTGGAATGCTAAAAATATATGATTGTCCCCTAAATCTTCCACTACTACTAATTGTTGGGCCTTTTTTAAGTGTTAAACTAGCTGGATTTGGAGAAATTGAAGAAACATCTGCAAAAAAACTAACCAAAGTCCTTGAAGATTTCTTTGATCGAGGTACATAACCAATATTTCTTGCTAAAGATACTACATTTTCACGTAATGTTGCCGAATCAATGAAAACTTCGTTCGCAACCATGTTTGCGTTGTATGAAGTTATGTAGGTGTTGTATGCTAATACGTCTAAAATTGTAGAAAGGTTCGATCCTTCAAAATCATAGTCCTTGAAAGTCGAATTATTTTTTAAATAATCTTTTAATGACTGTTTTATTTGATCGAAATCTAAATTTGTGTAGTTTACGAGTGACATTTATCTATTTGGCAGAAGCACGAAATCTAATTTTTGTGGAGGTGTGTCAACTCCGATGATGGTATAAACAATAGTAACGTTCAATTCATTATTACCGTAGTTTGGAGTCACCTTTACTTTACGTAAATCAACTCTTGGTTCATAATTTGTAATTGAACGATCAATTTCGTCTCTTATAGAGAGAGCAACAGAACCTGTTAGATTTTCAAAAAGTGAATCAGACACTTTTGATCCAAATTTTGGTCGAAAAAACTTCTCTCCAGGCCTTGTAAACACAATATTTCTCAAAGATCGGGCGATTGCATTACGATCTTTCAGAGTAACTATGTCATTATTAAGGGGATTCCTTACAAATGACATGCTAACATCTATAAAACCGCTATTTTCCCTCTCTGTTGGCATTCATATACAGTTGATCTAACTTATTTATACTAAAAATTCGGGAGTTCTTTCGGTTGTGATTTCTCTTTCGCAGTTTTCCAGAAATAATTGTCATCATTGCCAAGGCCATCACGATCATGACCGTTTTCAACCTGATAATACACGGTTGAAACACGAAAATCGGGGTCTTTTGGTTTCTCAGGAGTCAAACTGTTGTCAAAGATACGTGTTCTGTTGTTCGGATACAAGCAAAATTGCCCATTATCGAGTTCAATGAGGTTATGAGACTTGTGTTCAGCTGGATTTTCACTGGTTGAGTAGTCAATTGCATCAGGATCTTGATGATAATTATCAATTGTACAAATATAAGTGCCCGTCTGCGTTCCATAGTCTCTTGTATAGACCTCATAGTGCATTGAACCAACGAATTGCTTCTGTACAACGGTCACACCATAGTCCATACAGTTCCAGAATTGCAGATTATGCAGTTCCATATCAGGTGATGGTTTCTCAGGATCCGAGACGAACGCGGATATTGGTAGTTTATCATACATTGCAGCATACTCAGGCAAATATGTCTCGAAATAAAGGGCACGTCCGGGAATCGACTTGACCGAAACCCAAACTCCTTTGACAAATTCACCGTGGCCACTCTGATGATCAGTTAAGTATTCCTTTCTTACCCATACTTCATAGGCAGGAAGGTTCGCAATCAAACAAGCCATTTAAATTTTAAGTATTTTTACTATTTACCCTGTCCACGATATGCCTTTTTGGAAGCATTACGAGAAGTTGCGGATAATTTGGTTCTCGCCGAGCATCCTTGACGAGTTTTTTTGGGGCGAGACTCAATTGTAGTACCGCCCATGCTGTATCTAGTTGCCATTATCGATGTGGATTATAATAAGTTAAGTAAACTAAGATGATAAAGAGTATTATGAGTATCGAGAAGAACGCGACGATCATTAGATTACCCTCGTCTTCTCATGCCCAACACGTATACGTGGATCACACCAGATCTCAAAGTCTGCCTTTTGTGCGTCTAAACAGAATGAAACGTCTTCACCACACATATCCTGTACTTCACCTGACTCAAAGACTTGCATCTGAGGTGCAAACCAAGGATATTCAAGTTTCTCAAAGACACCGTTCTCAATCATTACCCAGCCAAAACCAGTGTAATCAACTGTAAATGGTTTCTTACGCTTACCCATTGTCTCAACTGTTTCATGATTCATCACTCCACCGTTCTTACGGAAGTCATCTTCCTCTAACCAGTGAGCAACAGAAGTGGTTGAACCGTCTTCAGTGGCATACCATCCGGCAACGATACCATTCTTCTTTGTTTCATCTTCAACAGCATCGGCAGGAAATGCAAGATCGCATAATTGCCAGAACTTTGCGGTATCAAAGACAATATCACTATCAATCCATAACTGATAGTCATACTCTAACTTTCCATCCCAAGGTTTCTG